ATTCTTTCAACTTCTCATTGTAGAATACGAAACCGCGTTCCCATAATGGTGACACCGCTTCGATGCGCTGGAGCTTGTCCGGCTTCTTTCGTTTGTCCGGCATGATGGGCAGTTGGTATCCACGCAGATTTCCTTCTGCCTCAAACTCATCCAGAATGACATCCTGCATGAAGTTCGCTTCCATAAAGAACTGCACGGCTGCCGTATCGCGTGTACGTTCGTAGAGGTCGTACAGCCACCGCACCATTCCGGAAACGGTATCCTGCCGGACGTAGCAGTCTATAAGGTGCAGTTCCTTCCCGATCTTGCCCCAAAGCCGGCAAGCCTTGTAGTCGTTGGAAGTGGTCGATTTGAAAGAGGGGTCGGTATAGCAGACCAGCATTTCATACTTGGACAGTCTGGGCAGTTTCTTGTAACGAATCCAGTCTGCCCGGAAGATAGTGCCGTCCACGATGGGGTTGTGCATCATCTCCTTTTCCCATGCCCGGTAGCCTACGAAATCCCTGTATTCCTGCGCCTCTTCTTTCGTCCATTTTTCGCGCCATACCGGTTCTCCGTTCTTGTCTATTGCCTTGATGACGGATACATGTACCCCTTTTGTTTTGGTGAGATTGGCCAGCACCGAGTTTTTAGAAATGAGGTTCCCGACCATGATAAAACGCCCCCGGCCCACATCCAGTGCACCAAAAAGGGCTTCTTTCACCCAGTCTGTAATGTCATGCACCCGTTTCTCATTGCGGCACAGTTCGTCGTCATCCAAGTCATCGATGACGATGTAGTCCGGACGTGCTTCCCGGTCGCGCAGACCACGCGGAGACTGTCCGCGTCCGCAAGCCAGGAATTTCACCCCGTTGGCTGCCTTGAACTCCCCATCCTGCCAGGAAGCATTTCCCTGCTGCTTGCCGAAGTCGGCAATGATGCGCTGGTTGTGTTCCAGTTCCGCCTGAATGTCACCTAACAGACGCGTGGCTGAATCTTCGCTTTTGCCGACCACCACCATGAAGTTGATGAGGCGCTTGGGCTGGAACATCAGCCACAACGGAACAAAAATGTCCATGTGTGTGGACTTGGCATGGCCACGCGGCCACATGAATACCGCTTTCAGGTTGGGTGTGCCTTTTACTTTAGCCGCTGCCGCATTGTGGAACGGTGCATTGTGGATGGTGCGTATGACTTCCCCGGTGGTTTTGTCACGCAAGGTGAGGAAGTGGGGAAAGTAATACTCACAGAACGCGGCATAGTTACCCTGCAGCCGCAGAATACGCCTGTCCTTTTGTGCCGGTGTCTCGCCCGCGAGCAAAGCCGTATCCGTGATGGACTGCACTCTTTTACAGTGTTCCTTCCACTGTTCGTATGCCTGTTTCTTTTCCGCTTCTGTTGCCATAGCCGTTTTATTTTATGCCCATCTGTTCGGTGATATACAGATCCTGGTACTTGTTGATTGCCCTGACCAGTTCCGGAGTCACTTCCGGGTCGATGGTTGAACGGTATTCAATCCATTTGGAGAATGCCATGAACACTTCAATGACATCCACTACATTGGCCTTCTTGTCTAACTTTTCGATCACCGCCGAAAGTTTGGCCAGTTTGTCCCCGAGACCGGCTACAAGTGCAGGGTCGTTTGATTCGTTGACTTGAGTAATGAGTGTATCAATGGTGAGCAGGAGTTTGTTCACCAGTTCCGGCCGGGTGACGTTCTTTGCCGCCCTTGCTTCTTTCCATCCGTCAGCCGTGCACCATTTTGAAATGGTGACGCGTGACACGTCCACTTTCTCCGCAATTTCGGTCTGCTCCATACCGGAAAGGAACAGTGAGCGTGCAAGAGATTTTTTCTTTTCGATTTCTGCCTTTGTCATATAATAAAGAATATAGGGTTAAAGGCAGGCTTCGGAGTTCCTTGCACCTGCCCGATTTATTCGCAAAGTTGTCCGCTTATCAGCTTGCAGCCAAAATAATGTGCAACGGTTTCATAGAAGTGTGCAACCATTGCACACTTTTTTGGCTTCCCGGTAAGTGCTCTGTAATATTGCAGCGCCAATGCATAAAGGCGTGGCATGAGAAAATGAGTAAACGTGTAAGAATATCAAACGACAGCCTGAACAGCTACGGAAGCCGTGTGCTGACATCGGGCATGAGTGTGGAGCAGTATTGTCGAAACCCGGTACTGCTGTACATGCACCAACGCGGGAACGTGATTGGCTATGTGAAGGACCTTCGGGTGGAAGATGGTGAGGTAACCGGGGAACTGGTGTTTGACGAAGCAACCGACCTCAGTAAAAGATGCAAGAAACAGTTTGAATTCGGCAGCCTGAGAATGGTGAGTGCCGGAATAGACATTTTGGAACTGAGTGACCAGCCCGAACATTTGCTGCAGGGGCAGACCAGCCCTACAATAACCAAAAGCAAGCTGTATGAGGTATCACTGGTGGACGTAGGTTCCAATGATGATGCCATCGTACTGATGAAGGATGGAAAACAAATCACATTGGGAAAGGATGGTGATTGTCCTTTGCCACTAATTAATAACCAAAAAACAACAGAAGAAATGGAACTGAAACTTTTGGCCCTTCAATTGGGGCTGCCGGAAACGGCAACGGAGGCTGATGTTAATCGAGCCTTAAATGAACTGAAAGCAGCCAAGGCAGAGAATGATTCCTTGAAACAAGAAAACGGGAAGCTGACTTTGGCCCGTATCACCAGCCTTGTGGAAAAGGCAGTGGTGGAAAAGCGTCTGGGAGAAGACAAGAAGACACAGTTTATCGAACTTGGCAAGAAGGTCGGTGTCGATGAACTGAAGAATGTGCTTGATGCCATGCAGCCCCAGGTGAAGATTTCCACTGTATTGAGCTATCAGGGCGGCAAGCAGCAGGCACAGCCGTCCACCTATGCCAAGCTGAGCGATGTCCCGAGTGATGCGCTGCTTGAAATGCGCGAGCATAACCCAGAGGAGTACAAGCGCCTGTACAAGGCTGAATACGGCATGACCTGTGAAATTTGAAAACCTTTAAAATGAAGAAAATGGGAAAAATTGTAATGCTTTTGACGGCACTCCTGTTCAATACGCTGACAGGTGTCGTGTGTGCTTCGGTATTGGGATTCTCTCCGGTGGCCGGAGCTGTGGGAATGAATGCGGTGGCAGCCTTTATGGGAATGACCCCGCAAAGTGCTTCAATACTCCGTGAAGGGGTTTATACGGAAATCTGGACAGGGGAACTTGTTAAGGTGCTCCGTGCCGGACTGGAAGGAACCTGGCTGTCAGGAATCCCCGACCAAAGCAGTATCGTGAATAACGATGTGATTCACCTGGTAGAAGTTGGTGTAGATCCGGATGTCTTGATTAACAACAAAACCTATCCGATTGATGTGCAGGCATTGGAGGACAAGGATATTGCCATCAAGTTGGACAAATTCCAGACCAAGGCCACGCCGATTACAGACGATGAGCTTTATGCAATCAGTTATGACAAGACAGCCCGTGTGAAAGAGGGACATGCCAACAGCATCAATGATGCGAAGTTCACCAAGGCAGCCCATGCGCTTTGTGCGAACAAAAATACGGAAACTACTCCGGTGCTTAAGACTACCGGCGAGAAAGATCCGGCTACAAACCGTCTGCGCCTTACCGTGAATGACCTTGTAGAAATGAAGCGTGCCCTTGACAACTTACGCGTACCGTCAGACGGTCGAAGACTGGTGCTTTGTCCCGACCATGTGAATGACCTTCTGCTGACCAGCCAGGCATTCCGTGAACAGTACAACATTGACCGCAACAGCGGCAAGGTAGGTAACCTTTACGGCTTTGAAATCTATGAGTACGGCAACAACCCGCTTTATACTACAGCCGGAGTGAAGAAGGCATTGGGTACAACGGCAGAAGCCGGTGAATTTCCGTGTTCGTTTGCCTTCTACAAACAGAGGGTTTTCAAGGCAACAGGTTCTACCAAGATGTATTATTCCGAGTCAAAGAACGATCCGTTGAATCAGCGTAACCTGATTAACTTCCGCCATTACTTCATCTGTATGCCCAAGAAAGAGGATGCCGGAGTGGTAATGATGAGCGGCTATCAAGCATGATGATTATGGCAAAGTTGAAATATCTGGTAATACACTGTACCGCAACCCCGGAGGGGCGTGAGGTATCATCGGCGGACATCCGCAAATGGCATACTTCTCCGGTTGCCCAGGGAGGAAGAGGATGGAAGCAGGTTGGCTATACCGACCTGTTCCACCTGAACGGAGGCGTGGAACGTCTGGTAGAAAACAATGAGGATGCACAGGTGGACCCTTGGGAAGTGACCAACGGAGCCAAGGGATATAACAGTGTAAGCCGTCACATCGTGTATGCTGGGGGCGTGGAAAAAGACGGTAAGACTCCGAAAGATACCCGCACCGAGGAGCAGAAGGATGCATTGGAACGCTATGTAAAAGCGTTTCATTCCAGTTTCCCTGGTGTACGCATTGTAGGACACAACGAACTGGCAGCGAAAGCCTGTCCGAGTTTCGATGTGCAGGAATGGTTGAAAGAAATAGGTATTAATCAATAATAAAACTGGGTGGTATGGATTTGAGCGAATTTATGAACATTATCCTTGGCGGCGGCCTGGTTGGTACGGTGGCGACCATTGGCTCCTTGCGGGCTACTGTGAGAAAAGCGAAAGCGGAAGCGATGAAGGCCGAGGCCGGCGCAGAGGCTATGCGCATAGATAATGCCGAACATGCCACCCGCATTTTGATGGAAAATATTGTAAAACCTCTAAAAGATGAATTCTGTGAAACAAAGAAAGAACTGGCCCGCAATACGCGCGAGATGGCCCGTCTTAGAAAAGCCATTGATACAGCCGGAAACTGTCCTCATCGTGACGATTGCCCTGTGCTTGACAGGTTGCGCGAGTCACCGAAAGAGCATGAATCGGGAAGTCCGGACGGAATCGGCAAGCGCCGACAGCGCGAACGGAAGCCGACGGGCGGGACTGGTGATGGCGGGGATACCGGCGAGTGCGGTGAAGTTGACGATACCGGCGGACAGCCTCCGTAAACTTCCTGACGGGGCGGTGTATCGCGGGAAGAGCGGCCAGGCCAACCTGACCGTAGGGACTGACGGCAAGGGTAACCTTGTGGCCGAAGCTTCGTGTGACAGCCTGCAGCAGCTGGTGCTGTGGTATGAAGAAGAGCTGACACGCATTCGGAGCGAGACCCAGAGTGAAACTTCGAATGACGTTCAAATGGAAGAAAAACGTCCTCCGAACCGGATGCGGACGTTTATCACAGGTGTATTGGCCGGCTTATTGGCCGGTGTGTTATTAACCCTCAAAGTAAAAAGACAATGAACAAGAATTTTATTTATGGCATAGCCAGCGTGAAGTTTGGCGACAAACTTGTGGGCTACATTGAGAAAGGCAGCTGGGACTGGGGCGGCCAGAAGCCGGTGAGCGTGGACATTGAGGCTGAACAAGTGCCGGATGCCCCGGTGCTTACCCTGCTGCAGAATAACGGCACGATCAACCCCACGTTTAACCTGATTCAGCTGGACTACAAGAACCTGAATGCGGTGCTTGGAGGCAAGCTGGCTCCGAATGATGAAACTCCCACTTCGTGGGAAGCCCCAGAGGAATTGATCCAGTTATCGGGCAAGTGGGAAATCAAGTTTGTGAGCGGTCAGACGATGACGATACCCAACGGCGTGATTTTGGCCAACCTGGGCGGCAAGCTGACGCTGACGGAAGTGTCGAAGGTGGAATGCGAGCTGAAGATCAACAAACCAACGGAAGGCGGTTCCCCGTATAAGATTGCGGATTCTGCAGGCTAAATTTAAGCGGAAATGGACAAACGATTGGAACAACTGATAGAAATGGAGTGTGCGGATGCGCTGCTGGACAGCGGCGTGTCCGTTCCTCTTAAAAGGTGGAAGCTCACCTGGCTGAAACGCCCATTGGAGGTGCGTGTGACGATGAAGCGTCCGAGACTGCGCGGGCAGATTCTGCTGGCGAGGGAATACCTGAAGATGGGTGTTGAACCCGGGTGGCAGCCGAAGGACAAGACCGAGGAACTAAGCTTTGTAGCGGAACATGGCAAGGCTGTGAGCCGTCTGCTGGCCTATACGGTGTGCCGTGGCTATGTGTCGCGACATGTAGGTATCGGTGTGACGGCATGGGTGCTTCGGAACTTTGTGGAGTGGAAGTATCTGATGGCGCTGTTCCGAACGTTTGAGCGGCTGATGGGCACGAAGGATTTTATGCGTATTATCAGCTCGGCGGCGCGGGCGAACCCGATGAGTCCGAGACTGAGCCAGGCAAGGATGGGGAGTTAAGAACCCGTTATGAGGGTTCCCATAGCCCTTTCGGTTTCGTGTGGCAGGTGGCGAGTGCAACGGGCTGGAGTGTGGACTACATTCTGGACGGTGTGAACTACCAGACACTGATACTGATGCTGAGCGACGCGCCGCGGTATGTGCGGCAGAAGAGGGGCAGCGGTAAGTGTGACCGCCACCCGGAGCGCAGCGCCGAGGATGAAGCGAACGATATAGTAGGATTTTTTCAAAGCAAACTGGAATGAGTAAACCTGTAGAAGTTGAATTTTTGATGAAGGATAACCTTACGCCCGGCATGAATAAAGCCGAGCGTGAGGCACTGGAACTGCGTAATACAGTAAGGCTGTTGGAAGCAGAACTGGAGAGGTTACGTCTTGCAGGTGAGACAGCTGCCCCGAATCTGGACCAAAGTGCCAATATTGCGCAAATCCATGCACTGGAGAAGCAGCTTGAGGAATTGCGGAGCCAGTTGAAGTTTCTGCAGGAGGAATCGGAATCTGTACAGGTCACTCCAGCAGATGTCCCCAATGCACAGCGCCAGTTCAATGGTCTGCACAACAGTATCCAGCAGATGGCACGTGAAATGCCCTCCTTGGCAATGGGACCGCAGATGTTCTTCATGGCCATATCCAACAACCTGCCGATTTTTACGGATGAACTGGCCCGTGCCCGCAAGGAATACGATGAGCTGCAGAAGTCCGGCAAGAAAGGCACACCGGTATGGAAGCAGGTTCTGTCCTCGCTATTTTCCTGGCAGACGGCCATGACCACCGGCATCATGCTGCTGGTAATGTACGGTGATGAAATCTGGGATTGGACAAAAAACCTGTTCAGCGCCAAAAAAGGCGTGGATGAATTCAACATATCACTCAAGGAAATGACCGAGATAGAGAAGGACGGCCGTGCCCAGATGGTGCGTACCCGCTTCGAACTGAAATCGGTCATCGACGAGATAAAGAACTTCACTGGAAGCAAGGAACAGGAAAAGGCCAAGGTGGAGGAACTGAACCGCAAGTACGGGGAATCTTTCGGATATTATAAAACACTTTCCGAATGGTATGATGCCATCATACAAAAGAGTGAGGATTATGTGCAATCCCTCTACCTCCAAGCGAAAGTACAGAATTTAGTAAAAAAAGCGTCAGAGGTTGATGAAAAAATAGCCGAGGCAGAGGCTAAGGACGAGAGTGAATTTGATACTTGGTGGGGATATGGAGGAAAGGTTGACCGTTTCTTTTCTTCGGATCAATCATATAAACAGAATAATAACGGACGCTGGAAAAAAAAGGAAGAAATAGACCGGCTTACAGCAGAGTATAACGGATATATATTAGAGGCGGAAAATTTAACCAAGGAGCGTTTGAAACTGGAACAGGAGTCAGGCATTGGTGGACACATTGACCCCAAAAAACCAGAAACAGACCCGGAAGCGGAAGCCAAGCAACGGCTGGCCACAGAGCGCAGGCTGGCGAAGGATCTTGCCGTCTTGCAGGCAGAAAACCGGAAGGAAGAGATAGACCGCATGCAAGCCGGTACCGAAAAGAAACTGGCACAAATCGAATATGACTATAAAGCGAGAAAAGAAGAAATTAACCGGCAGGAAGCCGACTGGAAGCGTGAGAACAAGGAAGCCGGCATATCCACCGGCGGAAACGGATTGACCCCGGAACAGACGGATGCCCTTGCTGCTGCCCGGGATTCCAACGACAAGAACCGGAGTGCAGCTCTTGCTGCCACCTTTGAGGAAGAAAAGGAAAAAGAAACCGAAGCCATGCGAGATTACCTGTCGGAATATGGCAACTACGAGGAAAAGAAACTGGCCATCACGCAGGAGTATGAAAAACGCATTGCAGAAGCCATGACAGAAGGCGAACAAAAAACACTTCAGGAGGAGTTAAAGAAAAAGATGGCAGATCTGGATATGGAGGAACTGAAGGAAGGGTTGGACTGGGAATCCGTCTTCGGAGACCTTGACAAGGTATCCACTGAAAGCCTGCAGTCACTCCGTACCCGTCTGAAGGAATATATCGATACACAAAAGGATCTGAAGCCGGACAGTCTGAAAGACCTGGTACGTGCGATAGATTCCATCGACAAGAAACTGAATGAACGCAATCCTTTTACAGCGTTGAAAACATCCATATCCCAGGTGCAATCCACGACCTTGTCAGTCAAGGAAGCCCAGGAAGCCTACAACAAGGCTGTCAGGGAAGGAACGGAAGCCGAGCAAAAGAATGCCAAGGCTACGCTGGATGCAGCGCGGAACGCAAAGCAGAAGGCTTTGGCCGAGGCCACGGACGCGCTGCATAACAGTGTGGGCGAGGTGAAGGAATATGTGGGTGCTGCTGAAGACCTGCTTGGGCTGGTGGAACAGTTCGGCATAGATCCCCCCGAATGGATGGGCGAATGGCTGGAGGGTATGGGGCAGACGTTGGACGGGCTGGAGAGCATAGACCTGACGCGTCCGATGAGCATTCTGACCGGCGGCATCAAGGCCTTGAGCGGTGTGGTGAAACAGGTGTTCAGCCTGGGCGGTATCATCAACTGGAGCGGCAGCAATGCCAAGGAGGTGCAAGCCACCATGGAGCGCCTGACCAACCGGAACGAGCTGCTGCAGACCTCGATTGAGGACCTAACCGACACCCTCAAGCAGAGCCAGGGGACGAAGAGTGTGGCGGCTTACCGCGATGCGTACAAGATGCAGCAGGAAACGAATTCGAACTACCTGCAGATGGCGATGGCACAAGCCGGATACCACGGTAGCCACCACAGCTGGAACTACTACTGGGACGGCTTCAGCCAGGCACAGATAGACAAGCTGAGCGGACAGATCGGCCGCCAGTGGGACGGAAACCTGTGGAGCCTGAGCCCGGAGGAAATGAAGGCATTGCGTTCGAATGTGGACATGTGGACGCAGATACAGAATACCGGCAAGGGCGGCTATGGCGGGCGACTGACCGAGAAGCTGGATGACTACATAGCGCAGGCCGGCA